CTGGACCAAACGTGTCAAAAGGATCAAGACTGGAGGGAGCATTGCCGCCCGTGTAAAATCCATCACCACCTGATTTGACATTCGTGCCTGTTGACCCTAACAATCTCAATTGGTTACCAGTCACTAACAGACCAAAGTTGTTTGGAGTTATGTAACTTTTTGATATTAATTCTCCATCGATGAGTCCTTTCGCTATTCCGCCATCGTCGTCATATATGCTCATTATGATCTTCTGTACCACTCCCAGTTTCTTGACCTTGACTGGTGGTGACAACCATATCGGCATGCTGAATGTGAGCGTTGCGATGTCTATCTCCGAATCCGCACCAACTGGGATGGTCCTGCTACTGAAGGTCACGTTCGTTAATTCCACATAACTCAGACTGGTCCAATCTATGTAGTTGTCTGTCTTCTGTATCTCGAAGTCTGGATTGAAGAGATATAAGATCTGTTCCATTATCTGTAGTTTCTGATCTGTGTTCGTGCTCCATATGTCGGCAGACACTTCTAGTCTGAACGGCGATGGCATCACTTTCTCCACGGTGTATCCTGCACCCATCTCGTTAGTGTAGTTTCCGTCTGCGTCTATGCCTCTTTCTCTGAGATGTTGTTTCTCTATGTGGTAAGGATTCTGCATCCTTTCCCTGTCATAGTTCAATTCCCTGACGTAGGCCGCGATCCTCGGTGCATAGTTCAAAGCGTTCTCACTGTTGTTTCTCAAAATGCTCGCCACTTGCCTGGTTGGATCCCCGTAAACAACAGGCACGGCCCTTAGTTGTACTGACCCATCGGCACCCTTGCCCGTCTCCACAGAAAAGTTACTCAAAATCCTAATGAATTGAGTAAGGAATTTCCTGACTTGGCCTTCGTAAAAATGTAACATGTTTAATTGTCAGCCTTTGGTTTGAGAGCGTCTGTCAATGATTGTCTCTGTGTCACTGTTAACCCATTTATGGTCGATTGTGTTGCATTGTTGACGAAACTTGTCTTGTAGTTGCCCCTCGAATCGTTGTTAGTGGTAGTTATTCTCACACTGTCTTCTATTTTGACCCATCTGGCTCCGTCGTATCTGAATAGTCTGTTAGGCAGGTAATCTGTCCTCAAGAAATAGTCTCCCTGATCAACACCCGAAGTCGGGAACGATATCCCAAACCCTGCAGGATTTCCATTGGGAGCAACTCCGTCACCATCCAGGTAGAAACCATAGTGGGAACTTGCTGGTGTGTCTATTGTCGCATTCACTGTATTACTGCTACTCGCTCTTTGCGATTCGGTGTTGACGTTCTCTGTCCGGATGTTTCCTCTCTCATCGATAGGTGCAACATAGTACTGTTTGTAATTGAATCCGGCTTTTGGCGAATCTGATTCTGCCTGTGCGACGACCTGCTCATTGATTGATTTCTCTTTGTTGTATGTTGACATGTAACTGGCAACTGAACCCGTTGCTGTTGCATCGCCGATAATATCCTTGAACTCCTGTGAGTCCACCATTGTCTTCATCTTCAATCTCAACAGGTGTGGCCACCATGTCTGTGAAAATCCTTCCGCCGCCCTGTTAACGTCTTCAACAACGTAATATCTTTTCAGTGCAATCGGTATGCTCTCGTCTAATGAATAATCTTCCTTCATGTGTGGGAACTCTATGACATCACCCGACATCGGTTTCCTGCCAAGTCTTTCCACTATGTCGTTCAAATGCACAGTTAAAAATAGTGTGTCGTTCTGCAAGAACATGCCAAACTGTGATAGATTGAAGTCTGCATCTTGCACATTATAGATTCCTCTCACAACGTACACATCGTCATCGTATTTCCTGTCCCTGTTCTCTAGAAATAACAGATCCTGTATGGTCCTTTCGTTCAATGTGTCTCCCGAATACTGTGGTTGTGTGGGGCTGGCCGCTCCGTCCTTGTTTGTGTCTCCCTGATCGTAGGGACCTAGGTATTTGTGGAAGTGTAAGTCCGTTCCACCCACTTGAAACATCTCCTTGATGTTACGATCGAAGAACTTGTAGTCATTGCCCTTTTCAGGCTTGAAAATGGATAATCTTGGCATATCATACATATTTATTGAATGCACAACGACTATAAATATGTACATGTCAGAACTACAATCAGGACAACAGGAAATATTTGAGTATGTCAAGACCAGTCTAGGTGATGGCATGATAGACGTTGAATTAGACCCAAAACACTATCAAACGGCACTGGAAAGAGCAGTAAACAAATTCAGACAGCGATCTTCAAACGCAGTAGAAGAATCATACGCATTCCTTGAATTAAAGAAAAATCAAAACAGTTATATCTTGCCAGATGAAGTGATCAACGTGAGAAACTTAAACAGAAGGACTGTTGGATCAAGATCCGAGGGTGGTGAAGGTGGAACACTGTTCGAACCTTTCAACTTGGCCTACACGAACACGTATTTGTTGAGAGCAGGAGCAACTGGCGGATTGGCCACTTACTATGCATTCGCATCATACCAAGAATTAGTGGGGAAAATGTTTGGAAGTTTCATACAATTCCATTTTGATGTCGCGACTAAAAAATTAACGATCACACAGAGACCAAGAGCAGACAACGAAACAGTTCTCATGCACACTGACAACTACAGACCAGACATAACACTGTTCAAAGACATCTATTCAAAACCATGGATCAGGGATTACACTCTCGCAGTGTCTAAACTCATGTTGGGAGAAGCGAGAGGTAAATTCAACACAATCGCAGGACCACAAGGTGGCACCACACTGAACGGTGATGCCTTAAAGGCAGAAGGCACAGCAGAGATGGAAAGACTAGAATCCGAGATAGGAAACTTCCAAGAGGGTGGCACGCCACACAGTTTTGTTATCGGTTAACTTCTAATACCATATTCCTTTACCAAAAATTATTTTAAATACAAGTATCATGATAGATTCCAGATACAAAAAACTTCCTAAATGCACCTTAGAAGAACTAGCAGACATGGTGGATGACCTGGAAAACATGTCCATACACGCCCTGAAAGAAAAGAAACTGAGTATGCGTAGACTGGTATTGACACAGATACATGATGTCAAAAAAGAGATTGAAAAACGTTTGAAAAAATAGTATAATAGTACTATGTTGATAGGCGTGGTAGGGTTGATAGGTTCTGGTAAAGGCACAGTCGCAGACAGACTGGAACACAAACACAAATTCAGAAAAGATTCATTCGCAAAAAGTTTAAAGGACGCGGTCGGTTCCATGTTCAACTGGGACAGGGAGATGCTGGAAGGCAAGACCGATCAAAGCAGGGCATGGAGAGAGAAGCCTGATGCGTTCTGGAGCAAACGTTTTGGCAAGGATGTGACCCCACGTTGGGTACTACAATACTTTGGCACTGAAGTCATGAGGCAAGGCATGCATGATGCTATATGGGTTGACAGTTGCATGGCCAGATATGACGGCAAACCTACTGTGATCGCAGACACGAGATTCGAGAACGAGATAAAAACAATAAGAGAAATGGGCGGAACGATACTGCTCGTGAAGAGGGGACAGGATCCTGAATGGTTCACGGATTACGTGGAAGGAAATGTCATACCTAAAAATGTACATTCGTCCGAATACGCATGGGCCAAATCAGAGTACGATCACTTGATCACTAATGACGGGACGTTGGAAGATTTACATTCAAAAATAGACGACCTAATCGTCAGCGACAAGATCACCCACACGCCATCCGAGTCTACGGGTACTACCCAATCGTTGGCAATTGGCACAAACAGTTTTTAGATTAACAGCATTAGTATTCCTCAGATTCCCATCCACGAACAACACATCCAACTGAGCCTGTGCTTGTGCCTTGAATCCACACAGTTCACACTTCTTATGCTTCTTGTATCCTGAACGTTGCAACGCAGTCACACCACCTACTCGCTTACCGGCTTTTTTCCTGATGCAAGTATCACACTTGCTACGCCAATATATCCTACCATATCTTTTATAAGCATAGGCCCTAGGCTTGGTCTTACACTCCTTACACAACGGTCTGTCTTGGTACTGCATGTGTGTATTTACGTCACCTATATAGGCACCTCGAAAACGGTAAATTATGTCAACAAAACCGTATGATTGAATAAATAACTCTAGTATATACGTAACTTGCAAGGAGAATACGAAAAATGGCATTAACATCACCAGGAGTAGAAGTTTCAGTAATAAACGAGAGCTTTTATGTACCATCAGATGCGGGTACAACACCACTATTCATAGTAGCATCATCAGGGAACAAGGCAAACGGAGCGGGAGACGGAACTGCGGCGGGAACAACAACAGCCAACGCCAACACTGCCTACTTGATCTCATCTCAGAGAGAATTAACAGAGACTTTCGGAGATCCGAAATTCTACACAGACGCTTCAGGAAATTCATTACACGGTTATGAGTTGAACGAATGGGGTCTACAAGCGGCCTACTCTTTCCTAGGAGTTGCCAACAGAGCTTACGTGCTAAGAACGAACGTAGACACTAGCGAATTA